GGTGAAGGAGAACCAAACCATGACATTAACAACCTACAATCACTATGTAGATCGTGTAACGGGCGTAAACAGGATAGGGTGCTGCAACGGGTCACATGGCGCAACCCACGATACAAGTAAGGGTAGGCCTATGGGTAAGCGTAAGACGGTAGGCGTGCGCCTGCTACGAGTGCTAAATGATTTATTACCAAGAGCAATTAGACCAATAAAATCTAAAAGGGCTAGGGTAAGGGATGGGTACGGCTGGAAGCTAGAGTTGCTAACATTTAAAAGGGTATGGCATAGCCACCGCAAGCCGGCAATACTAAAAACAATTCGCAAGATAACATCAAGAATGAAAGGAAATAAATGAAACTGTTTTTTTCTGCTTGTCCTTCTGTATCCCGCGCATGCATTTCTTTTTTTATAAGTAGTTCAGATTATTCGGAGGTTTAATCCAATTGATTACTGAATCAATACAGAACTGGCTAGACACTCTAGATTTGAACCTGGAACAAAAGGTTCTTGCTGGTTTGTCTCTCCAGCTGGCCAAGAGCTTTGATCAACAGGCAAACACCTCAACGGCAGCCGAACTTAGAAAGACCGTCCTTGAACTTAAGCGCTCTATTGGGACCTCTTCCGAAGCAGTTGATCCTTTGGAGAAGTTGCTAACGAGATAATGCTTCAGCTTCCAACTATCTTTACGGAACCGCTGTCTAAGGACTTTATAACTGACGGCGATAAGCTTATTGAGTTTGCAGAGATAGCTTGGAAGTCTCCGGAGAATCCCGGAGGGCTACAGCTAGACGATTGGCAGAAGTGGCTTCTTAGAGCAATCCTTGAACGATACCCAGACGATGACCCAATTTACCCTGGACGCCTTCGTTATAGGCAGGTAGTTATCTCAGTTGGCAGGCAGAACGGTAAATCCCTTATAGCTGCAATGCTGGGACTCTATGGCTTGCTACTGCATGAAATTGGCCCCCAGTGCATTTCACTAGCTTCTAGCACTGACCAAGCAAACATTGTATATAATAGGGTTCTTTACGTAATCAATAGCAACCCATTCCTAAAAAAGCGATTTAAAAGAGCGACTGAGACCAGAGGCATTGTCACCGCTGACGGAGGTGGACGGTATGATGTTAAGGCTGCCAAAGAAGCCGCTCTGCAGGGCATCCCAATTAGCTTTTGTCTATTTGACGAGCTTCACCTGGCTAAAGAGGGAATGTGGTCCGCAGCCATCCTTGGAACCTCACAGCGAAAAGATGGAATAGTTGTTGGCATTACCACAGCTGGAGATCAAAATTCTAAAACTCTAATTGACCTTTACAAGTCCGGAACTTCGGCAGCCAACGGAGCAGAAGACCTAGAACGATTTGGGTTCTTTCTTTGGACCGCACCAGACAACGCCTTGATTGATGACCCAAAAGCAATCATGGCCGCTAACCCTTCGGTGGCCGCCGGACGCATTCCAATTCATCAAATCATCTCTGACCTTAAAACAATTCCTGAACATGAAGCCAGAAGATACCGCCTAAACCAGTTTATTGCTGGAACGGCTAACTCATGGCTACCAGGAAACCTATTTAGAGCGGCTACCGGTAGAGGAGTTACTAATACTCAAAACGCCGTATTTGCCGTAGACATTACAAAGAACTGGGGCCACGCTACAATCGCTATTGCTAATGAGCAAGATGGAGTTCAGGAAACGGAGCTGGTGATGTCGCTGGTAAACCCAACCGAGCAACAACTCTTCAATGAGCTAACCAATTTGTATAGTAAGTACAGTCCGCGAGCGATAGTGCTGGATGATCGTCAGCTACCTAGTTTGGCTAAGAGACTTAAACTCTCTGGTCATACTGTCTGGCAACTCTGGACGAAAGAAGTCTCCTCAGCATGCTCGGCTGTCTACGCTATGTTTAGCAATGGCCTCGTTAGGCACGCAAACGATCCCCTCCTAGTCGTTCAAATGCCTAACGGGGTTTCTAAATACACAGGCGAAACTTGGCTTATCAGTCGCAAGGAATCACTTGGAGACATAGACGCTTTGATGGCGACCGTTATGGCACTCTACGTTTCATCAAGAGCGCAACACGCAACAGTCGGAGTATTCTAGTCGGTCTGTGGTAGTATAGTTTCCATATGGCATCTATATTTGACAGGTTTCGGAGACGTCCAGAACGTCGAGCAGTTCAGCCAACAATTCCAACACGCTTAGCAGCAATTGTAACTCCATCAACAGCATTGTCTTTAACAGCTGTTTACCGGGCCGTACAAATTATTGCTACTCCAATTAGCAAGATGACAATTGACACCTACCGTTTCGCAACAGGCATAGAGCTAAAGGTCAATAATCCAGTTCTGGTAAACAACCCAAGCATCGACCAAAATCGTAGGGATTTTTTATTTCAGACAGTTACAGACTTAGCTTTAGAGGGCAACGCTTTTTGGTATAAAAACTATGGATCTAACGGACAGGTAAACAACCTTACTATTTTGCCAGCTTCGGCAGTAATGGCCTCATACCCAAAGATGTTGGATGGAACAATTGACTATTCAACTATTGTTTACGATTACCTAGGCAAGCGATACACAAAGCAAGAAATTGAGCACCTTAGAATCTTTAGCAGGGCTGGCGAGCTTGTCGGAGTAAGCCCAATTAGGTCTTGCTCTAAAGACATAAGTGCGGCTATTGATCTTCGAGACTATGCCGGTAACTGGTTTACCGCCGCTGGCGTTCCTACTGGGGTCCTAAAAACTAACGCAATGCTAAACAAAGAAGACGCTGACCTTGTAACTGCTAACTGGCACAACAAGCAACAGAACCGCCAAGTTGCCGTTTTGGGTAATGGTTTTGAATACCAGCAAATCGCTTTATCGCCAAGGGACGCGTTATTTACTGAAGTCCAAGACCAACAGGTCCAGGCTGTAGCTAGATTATTTGGTGTCCCGGCTCGATTGCTTCTTACTTCTGTCCCTGGTGCTTCGGACACCTACACAAACCTACAAGACGAAAATCAAGTTTTTTATCGCCATACTCTTAGGTCTTACACTGACGCAATTACAGACGCCATAAGCAATTGCCTACCGCGAGGTAACAGGGTTGAGTTTGACTTTGAGTACTTATTCAAAGCTGATGTCGCAGCTCGCTATAACTATTACAAGATCGCAATTGACGCTGGTATTTTAACAGCCGAAGAAGTACGAACGAAAGAAGGACTAAATGTCTGAAATGATTACACGCGAGTTTCAGGCTCGACTTGACGCAGATGAGGAAAGAACTATTATTGGTTTAGCTGTTCCTTATGGTCAAGAAATTGAGCTAACCGGCAAACTAAAAGAACGCTTTGAGCCAGGTTCAATTGATGGTGTTGAGAACGTAAAGCTTTTCTACGGTCACGAAGAACCAATTGGCAAGGTTATCTCTGGAAAAGATACAGAAGCTGGCTACGAAATTGTTGCTAAAATCTCTGATACTCCTAGAGGCAATGAAGTTTACACATTACTTCAGGACGATGTTCTGAATCGCTTTTCGGTTGGTTTCTTTCCGGTTGTAGATCGGCAAGAAGGCCAAACGATTGTTAGGGAGCTCATAGACCTCAAAGAGGTTTCTGTAGTTCCGTTCCCTGCCTTTGAAGGCGCAAAAATAACCGAAGTCCGCAGCGAAGCAGAGCCCGAAGAGGCCGAGTTAGTTGATGAGACTCCTATCGAAACAGAAAGTGAAACAATGTCAGAAAACATTGAACTTGACGTTCGCTCCGTTCAGGATGAGGTTGCAGAACTGCGCCGAGTCATTGAGTCAGGCAAAACAGTCGAGACAGCAATACCAGCATCATTCAAGTTCCGCTCCCAAGGTGAGTTTGCTAAGGCCATGGCTAAGGGTGACGCTGACGCAATTCAGCTTGCACGCGCTGCAAGCGATTCAGACGACACCGTTGCTCTACCTGGGTTCTTGGGTTACATCGATAACCTAATCGACAACAACCGTCCAACTCTATCGGTATTCTCTCGCGCAGCTCTTCCAGCGGCCGGGCTAACCGTTGAGTATGCTCAGGTAAGTGCTAATACTCTTACTGTTGGTGTCCAGGACCCAGAAAACGAAGAACTAGCTTTTGGCAACCTAACTATTGCCTCTGAGTCTGCTAACGTAATTACTTACGGTGGCTACACATCAATGAGCAAGCAGACAGTTGAGCGTTCATCCGTAAACTACCTAGACACAGCTCTTAGGGCATTGTCTATTGCTTACGCAAACGCAACCAACGCAGCTTTTGTTGCTAAGGTTCAAGGTCTTGTTTATACTGACAAGACATTTGATGTATCGGATGGCACTTCAGCTGCACTTATCGGTGGACTAGCTGACGCTTCAACCTACATCTACCAGAACACCGGACTTCGCCCCGAAGCAATTGTTGTTGGAACTAGTGCTTACAAGTTCCTTCTTTCTGTTGCTGGCGAAGACGGCCGTCCAGTAGTGCTAGTAAACGGTGCCGGAGTAAACAACATTGGATCAGCTAACGTTCCTGGCCTATCAGGTCAGTTACTAGGTCTTCCAATCATTGTGGACCCAGCTATGACCGCAACCAAGGCATACGTTGCCAACAGCGCAGCCCTTCAGACTCTCGAGTCCGCAGGTGCTCCAGTAAGACTGGCCGCTGATGACATTACAACCTTGACCGACAGCATTAGCGTTTACGGCTACATGGCGATTACCGTTCCTTTTGAGGGCGCAATCGTCGAGCTAGACGTAGTAGCTTAGTAAAAAAACATGGCTACGTTGGAAGAGTTCCAAGCTTATGTTGGTACAGAAGAAGTAACATTCCCTCAAGAATGTTTAGACTCTGGCACAGCATTAGTTGATCGATACATTGGGGAAACTGATACCGTTCCGGAATCAATACTTACCCAAGCTATCCTTATCGCAAGCTCGGAACTCTTTCACCGTCGCTCTGCTCCTAATGGAGTGGCACAGTTCGCTAGTTTTGATGGCGCTCCAATACGAGTTGCCAAAGATCCTATGAACGCCGTTTATCCTCTACTAATGCCCTACACCGGATACGCAGTATGAGCGAAATTTCGGCAGCAAAGCTTGAGTTCAAACTCGAACTAGCTGATGCAGGCTTGAACGTTCTGGAGTATGTACCAGAACGAATCACTCCTCCTATTGTTATTGTAAATGCTGCACAGCCTTATCTTCAAACATCAGAATTTGGTGAATGGAACTTAGGAGTTGAGTTAGTTTTAGTAGCCTCTACTGCAACTAATAAAAAAGCTACTGAGAATCTTGACCAGCTTATTGAGAACACACTAAAGGCAATTGAGCCTCTAAGTTATGTTCGAATTACTTCTGTAAACCAGCCTTACAACTTGCAAACTAACAACGCTGAGTTTCTCTCGGCAAACATTTATTGCCAACTCAACATAACAATTTAGAAAGGTAGCTAATGGCTGCTTCAACAAGAATCAAAGCACAAAACATTATCTTCAAGATTGGGGCGACCAATTACGCGTGCGACGCTAACATGGTTGAGCTAACTCTTGATGACGCTCCTGGCGATGTCCAAACTTTCTGCGAGCAGAGAGTAGGCGGCCAGTGGGCCCTTCAGCTAGACGGAATTATGTCCGGGGACTCAGGAAGCCTTTACAGACTTCTTTGGGATAACTTTGGAACTGTAGTAGCTTTTACTATTGCTCCTAATGGAAACGCTGTTGCAACTTCTTCAGAACCTCACTACGAGGGTGAAGCAAAGTTTAACCAGCTTCCACCACTATCACTAATGAGTAACGAGACCGCTAAGTTCTCAGTAACTCTAGAAGTAGTAAACACTCCTCATGACCCAGAAAACGAACAGTACTACGGTATCGAGATCGTTACGGCCTAACAATGGCTGAGCCATATGGCATAAAGGTCAAGGGCTATAAACAAGCTATAAAGTCTCTTCAGGCAATCGGGGTTCCAGTTTCCGAAATAAAGGCAGCTGGTTCCGCGGCCGGAGAACTTGTAGCTAACGAAGCCCGAGCCCTCGCACCGGTCAGAACTGGAGCTCTTCGCAATAGCATTAGAGTATCTAAGGCCCTGAATCGTGTATCTGTGTCAGCTGGTAATAACACAAGAGTTCCATACGCTAATCCAATTCATTGGGGCTGGTTTAAAAGAAACATAAAACCACAACCGTTCTTTATAAAAGCTTTGGGAATTACCCGGGATGAGGTATACCAAAACTATTACAGAACCTTAGATAGACTTATAGACAGTCAATCAACGAGAGGAATACCCACAGAATGAGTAATTTTGATTTCGAAAGCCTAACGCTTGAGGAAGTAGAAATTTTAGAAAACCTAACAGGCGAAAGCATTGATCAGGCTTTTGGTAATGGTAAACCCAAAGGTAAAGTTCTAAAGGCTTTTATTTGGATAGTTATCAAACGCGATAATCCCAAATTTACAATTGAAGAAGCAAGCAAGTTTAGCCTGAAGCAAGCCCTAGGCATGGTTCAGGGTGATGATGAAAAAAAAGAATAAGGGAACAAGCGGCTAAAAGAATGGCCGAGTTCTGTATGGCTTTTAGAATGAGCCCGGCAGACTATCGTTCACTCACAATGACCGAGTTCCGCGAGTTCCTAAAAGTTCTAGAAAAGGTTAGTGAAGAATGAGCTTAGTTCTAAATGTAGAAATTCTTGGTGAGTTCAAAAAGCTAACGGCTGCTACCCAAGGAGCTCAAGGCACTTTAAGTAATCTTCAAAAAAAGGCCAGCGGAATAGCTAAAGGCATTGGTCGCGTAGTAGGTGCATTAGGGCTAAGCCTTGGTTTCGCAGCTATGGTCAAGGGCTTTAAGGACACAACAGCGGCAGCCGAAGAGGCCAGGGTAGCGGATGCTCGCATTGATCAAATAGCCAAGTCAATGAATGAGTTTGGAACTCAAGCTGAAAAAACTACTAGGCGAATAAAAGATTACGCGGAACAACAGTCTTTATTAGTTGGCGTTGATGATGAGGTTATAAAAGCAACTCAGGCAAAGCTTTTAACTTTTAGAAACCTTACTAAAACCGCTGGAGAGCTGGGCGGCTCTTTTGACCGGGCAACTAATGCAGCTATTGACATGGCTGCAGCAGGTTTTGGAACAGCTGAGAGCAACGCAATCCAGTTAGGTAAAGCCCTAAACGATCCAATCAAGGGTATTACAGCTTTAAACCGAGCTGGTATTCAGTTTACCGATGATCAAAAGGCACTCATACAAAGCCTGGTTGATTCTGGAAGGGTACTTGAAGCGCAAGACATAATCCTAAAAGAAATTGAGTCTCAAGTTGGTGGTACAGCGGCCGCAACGGTAACCGCCTCACAAAGAATGAACATAGCTTTTGGCGAAATACAAGAGTCAATTGGAGTAATTCTTTTACCACTGTTTGAGGAATTAGCTGGATTTTTTGTAAGGGTTCTACCAGATATTCAAAGGTTTCTATCTGCCCTCAAGGGTGCTCTTGATAGCCCAGAGGTAAAGCAGGCTTTTAGTTCACTAAATACAGCCTTTGGAAACCTTGCAACATCACTAGGCAAACTCTTTGGAATAACTTCAGGGCCAGAGGCGACAGGATTCGTAGCTTTCTTTGTTGTATTCGCTGGAATACTTGAGGGCATTGTAAAAACGGTAGACCTAATAGTAACAGGATTCAGGAACGCCTTTCCAATATTTAACACATTTGCAAACTTGGTAAATTCCATAAGCCAAGGGCTTGCCTTTATAGCTAACAACCCAGCCCCAAGCCTTCCATCACCTTCGGCTTCTGTTGCTCCCGGACAAGTTAGCACACCAAGGCAAAATGTAACTATAAACATAAATAAAGGAAACGTAACCGCTCAGGAAATTGCTAATGCAGTAAACAAGGGCGCTAAATCAACTGGATCTCCTAGCATCCAACAAATTGCCATTAGAAGAAACTTAAAATGATTGCGGACTTTAGCCTTCAAGATAATCTTTTTGTTGAGTTTCTGCTTCCAGATGTAGATGGCAACAGCTTCATTCTCGGTATTAGCGAGCTTGGAAGCGATGATGTTCTTGGTGGTTTTGGCGAGTTTGTAATTGGCACTTCTCTTCTTGGCGGAGACGACGTTCTTGCACCTAGCTCAGGATTTAAATGGCAAGACGTTGGTTGTCAAACAGCTAACGCAAGACTAGGCATTGGCGGAAGTATTAGCGACGCTATCTATTTCCAACCTCAACCAGCTACGGCTAACCTAACCCTTCAAAGCTATGATTTAGACCCAACAGTAAACAAGAACATAAGAGCTAATACAAAAATTAGGGTTCGCCTAGACTCCCCTGAAATTGACCGGGTTTTGTTTGTTGGTTACATCGATACTATTGACGTGACCTATTATCCAGATGGCCCGAATCTAATTCGCATAACAGCTTTTGATATTTACAAAACTCTAGTAAACCTAAGAGTTGCGGATTGGGACACAACGGGACTTCCAGCTGGGTACGCAACCACAGACGAAGTCTTTGACCTTATTGCAAGTAAAACTGGCATAGGCATTTCGGAAAACTCGCTGCCTACTATTGGACGTATTCCGGCTGTTGCTACTGAAAACATCCTTGTTCCAGACCTTATAAACGACGCAATAAACGTTGGCTTGGCAATTTTGTGGGTTGATCAGGACACCGAGGAGCTAACATACATTCCAAGACCGTCGGACACAGTTGAAACTGCTACAACTTACGTAATTGGTAACAACCATTATTTACCGGGAATTACAAACCCTTATCATCTATGCTTAGCGGAAATCAACGTTGCTTCTGATGCTGATGCTGTTTACAATTCGCTCAAGGTATCACTAACTTCCGATGCAGAGACGTTTGTCTTTCTCCGAGACCAAGATTCGATTGACCTCTATGGAGAGTCCGCAGTCGATGTATCTATCAACACTACCGATATAGACGAGCTTGCTCGTTGGAGTGAAGCTGTCTACAGACAGGCTCCAACAAAGCTAGTTAGCCAGGTAGTAACTCCATCTAAGGACCGGCTAGGTAATCTAACAGCCGCTGCGGTGTTTACGCCGGGTTCTGTGGTTGGGGTAAGTTATACTACAAGCCAGCTTGACATTGTGGGATACTACACAATTATTCGCGTTAGTCATGAGATTGATGTCGATAACTGGTTCACAACTCTAGAACTTTGGAAGGAAGCCTAATGGCTTATAAAGTATTTTCGAACGGAAACGTTCTAAACGCATCAGATCTAAACGACTTTTTAATGCAACAATCAGTAGTTGTTTTTAGCACAGCCGCTGCCCGAGCATCAGCGATAACTTCGCCCACCGAGGGCTCGATTACTTTCCTGCAAGACACAAACAGATTTCAGTTTTATAACGGCACAGCTTACCAAGACCTAAGTGATGAGGCCAGTGGATGGTCAGACAAATCCGCAAGCTACGCAATCTTGGCTGCCGACTTAGGAAGCACTATTCGTTCGACAAGCACAGCCATAACAATTACGGTTGATGACGTTCTTACTCAGCAAGGAGATCGAATTGACTTTATTCAAGCAGGCGCCGGTCAAATTACCTTTGCCGCTGGTGCCGGAGTAACTCTTTCATCGGCAGACGCAAAGCTAAAAACAGCTAAAGAATTTGCAGGGGCGTCAGTTATATATGGTGGATCAGGGATTTACTACTTGATTGGAAACCTAGGCTAAAAATGCTTATACCTATTGGAATTTTGAGTGGTGCGGCTGGCGGTGTTCCCTTACTAACTATTGAATACCTAGTAATTGCTGGCGGTGGTGCTGGTTCAAGGGCAACTGCTAGCAGAGGTGCGGGTGGCGGGGCTGGTGGATTTAGGTCATCAGTATCAGGGGAGTCTAGCGGTGGTGGTGGGTCTGCTGAATCTATTTTGACTTTAGATTTAGCAACAAATTACACAGTTACTATTGGTGCTGGCGGAGCTGCAAGCTATACACCGACTAGTGGGTCTAATTCAATTTTTTCAACAATTACTTCAACTGGAGGGGGTAAAGCTGGCCTTGCGGGAGCTTATGGGCCAAGCCCAGGCGGGTCTGGCGGTGGTGCTGGTGGCGGGCAAGGGTCTGGGTCAGCTGGAACCGCTAATCAGGGATTTGATGGTGGAAATGGAGCTTCGAATGGGTCTGGCGGTGGCGGTGGAGCTGGTTCGCTTGGTGGAAATGCACCTTCAGGCAGTAACAATGGTGGCGACGGTGGGTCAGGTGTTTCTTCTTCTATAACGGGTTCGGCGGTTGACCTAGCTGGCGGTGGTGGTGGTGGTGGCTTTACTTTTGGTGGTTCAGCAAGCTCTGGCGGTGGTGCTGGTAAAAATAGGAACGGTGGTAATGGGAATGCGGGATCTGGTAATACTGGTGGTGGTGGCGGCGGAACTGGTGAACCTGAAAGAAGTGGCGGGGCTGGTGGTTCTGGAATTGTATTAGTTCGCTACCCAGCAATTTATACAATAACGATTGGTGCGGGTGTTACTGGCTCAACTGCCACAGTGGGAGATAATAAAATAACAACTATTACAGGCGGAACTGGCAACCTAAGTTGGGCAGCATAATGGCACACTACGCATTTTTAGACCAAAACAACATTGTAACTGAAGTCATTGTTGGCATAGATGAAACAGAACTAATTGAAGGGTTAGATACCGAAACTTGGTATGGCAACTTTCGAGGTCAAGTTTGCAAAAGAACAAGCTATAACGCAAACATAAGAAAACACTACGCAGGAATTGGCTTTAGCTATGACAAAGTTTTAGACGCTTTTATTTCACCTAAGCCTTTTGACTCTTGGATGCTTGATGAAGCAACGGCTACTTGGCAACCTCCAACACCTATGCCAGAAGGCAACTACATCTGGGATGAGGAAACTCTTAGCTGGCTAGAAATTTAAAAAGTCTAAGGCGTTTTTATACTTCTGAATAACATAATCACTGAGAATTTCGCTAGGTTCTGTTTTGGACTTAGCGAGTTTCTTTTTTATGTCGTGTAGGCCAACCATTCCATAGCCAGATAAGTCATCGTGCTTATCTACTTCTGCAATGTTGGTAAATGTGTGGTTGTAGGTTGGCAACTCTAAAAAGTCATAGATTCTAGACATGGTGGCCTGTGGCAATTCAGTTAGTTGATCAAGCCAAACTACACAAACCCTATCTTTGTGATTGTTTAGTAAGTTAGCAATAGAAAAAATAGCCCGGTCAATTTCGCCATTAACCTTCATTAGATTGTCTACAACAGCATCCGCTGGCTTACGATATTTGGATACCCACAAGTCATTGTTTAACAACGGCATTTGACCTGTTAACTTTTCGGTTGCTTGGGCAATTTTTACAAAGGATGCCAAAACCTCAAGAATTGGCCGCATTGTCAAAATAACTTTGCCTTTTGGGTTTAGGTAGTTGCTTAGGTTGTTCCAGTTGTAAGGGGTTCCCCAGCTTCTGTTTTTGTCAATAACAATAGGCTTATTGATCGGCGAGTAAAAGTTGTCAGGCATAGACCTGATTGTTTTGTCATAGCTGGAAAACAGCAACCCAGCCTTGTAGCTTTCAAAGGTTGGTATCTTGCTTTCAAGTTGATACAAAATACCAAGCAAGTCGGTTTGTGGGCTGGCATAAATGTCAGGGTTTTGATTGAGTAAAGCCGAAAGAACTGTGCTGCCGGAACGAGGCAATCCAGCCATAAAGTGATAGGTTTTGTCCATAGGCAGAGCCTAGCAATTTTTAGCCTTAAAGTAATAATTTACATAGTTGTCTATGTGGTAAACTGGTTGAATGCGAGATGAAAAAAAGTAATGGCTGAAGAAACAAGCAGCGTTAGAATTACCCAAAACGCTATCTACCAAAAGCAACTAGAACACAGCGAGATACTGATCAAGGTGCTTGAAAAGCTAGACCACCTAGATGAGGTTCCATTAAGACTAAGAGAAGTAGAACTTACTCTTGCCCGATTAGCATGGATAGAAAAGATCGCCTACACAGGGCTATCAGCAAGCCTTATTGCTCTAATAGGTTTACTACTAAAATAAAATTATGAGATTCCCATTTGACAAACCAATTCCGCGCATTAGTTCCCCTTATGGATGGCGCATACATCCTATTGAGAAAACCCGTAAACACCATAACGGAGTTGATTACGCTACTCCTATTGGAACTAAAGTCCATGCAATAAAAGCTGGAAAAGTTCTCTTTGCCGGTCCTTCTAACCTAAAATTTGCAAACGGTGAGCCTGCCGGCGGAGGCTTTATTGTCAAAATTAGACATGAGGTTGAGGGCAAATGGATCACTTCGTCATACATGCACTTACGCAAAAATAGCATTTTAGTAAAAAGGGGCCAGCTAGTGAATGAAGGCCAGGTTATTGCCTTATCCGGTGACACAGGCGAATCAACCGGTCCACACTTACACTTTGAAATTCAGCGAGGAAAAACCTATCTTTGGACTAATAATGGGACGAGATACACAGAGCCAGTTAGCTACATAAAAACACACAAGGCAATGGAGAAACTTAAGTGAAGCAATTTATTGAAAGACTAAAAACAGAAGAATCAATCAAACAACTAAAGGCTGCACTTGGATCATACCTAAGAGCAGCACTCGCAGCCGTTGGAGCTATGCTTCTTGCTGGTATTGAAAACCCTGGACAAATAACTGTTTCGGCATTACTTGCTGGCTTGCTCGGCCCTATTATCAAAGCTTTAGACCCGAATCAAGACGAGTATGGCATTGGTGCAAAAGTTGAGGAAGCTTTCAAAGAAAAAGAGTAATGTCCTAATTCTTTATTAGAATTGCAGAATGAACATCACACAGAAAATCGAGGCTTTAGGCTTCGCCAGGTATTTAGGAACCTTTGATCCTAACTCTCCGGAATGGCACAATGCTAGAAAAGGCATAGGCGGTTCTGACATTGGTTCAGTAATGAACAAGAACCCTTGGAAATCTGCCTACACTCTCTGGGCCGAAAAGACTGGCCTGTTAGCGGATGACGCTGAGCCATCAATGCCAATGAAGCTTGGAACAGCTTTTGAGCCAGCTATACGCAATTTATTCCAGGAAGAAAACAAAGACTGGCTGACCGTTCATGAAACAGGAACATGGCAGAGCGTTCACAATCCATTACTAAAAGCAAATGTTGATGGCATTATCGAGTGGTCAGACGGCAAGCTTGGGGTTTTGGAAATCAAGTTTACCCGGCAGTATTGGGAGGAGCTTCCGGAACATTACAACCTTCAAGTTCAACATTACCTTCAAGTTCTAGGTTTAGAGCGCGGTATAGTCGTAGCGGTTGCAGGAGGTGAGTGGAAGGAGTTTGAAGTTGTTTGGGATGATTCCCTTCAAAAGAGGATGAAAACAGCTGTACGGGCCTTCAGTGGCTTTGTAGCATCTAATAAAGCCCCAGACTATGACGGAAGCGAATCTACTTACGAGTCTGTAAGAACACTTTCTGAGGGATTAGAGGATGGCGAAATAGAGCTAGGTAATCTTTGGTCTAACTTAATAGCAACCAAGTCAGAAGCCGATCATGCAGCTTTATTATTTCAGGCACAAAAGTCTACGGTTCTGGCATTTATGAACGGAATTAAGTATGGTCTTTACCAGGGCGAAAAGGTAATAGCACTTCAAGCTCGAAGCGGAAAACCGTTTATTACATTCAAATAGGAGAAAACAATGGCATTTGATCTAAGCAGTTATGAACCCGTATCAGATCGCATTACTAAATTTTGGGCTAAATACCCACAGGGCAGGCTTCACACAGAAATTGTTCTAATCAACGAAACCGAGGTTGTTGTTAAAGCTTTGGCCTTTATTGATAAAGACGATGCCCGGCCAACAGCAACCGACTTTGCTCAGGAGACTAGAAACAGCTCACACATTAACAAGAACAACTTCTTAGAAAACGCCTCTACTTCTGCGATTGGCAGAGTTTTAAACACGGTAGGGATTAGTTCTAAAGGCGGTAAGCGCCCAAGCAGGGAGGAAATGCTAAAGGTTGTTTCGGCCCAGCGCAACTTCTTGGAGGAAGCTTCAACCGCAGCCTCTAATAGGGATCTAGAAACATTACGGGTCATTTACGCTACGGCTGAAAAGTCACAAGTTGATAACGAAATTCTCGAAGCTATTAAAAAACTAGCTGAGTCTCTAAAAGCTAAGTAAAGTGAAAGGGCTGCCACCCACAGATAAGTGACAGCCCGAGTCTTATGGACTCACCCAATACCATGGGCAATCACAGTATAGCCCTAGAAAGGCACAGAATGAGCCTAGAAGCCCTTTCGGCAGTCCTTCATCACTCCAGTAGCACCGGCACAGCC